GGACCCGTCACGCCTTGGATACCCTGCGATCCGCCGGCGCCCACAGCGCCGGTGTTGCCGGTCGGGCCTGTGGGACCAATGCCACCGGCGGTCCCGGCGGTCCCCTGTGTTCCGGTATTACCTGTTGGTCCGGTTTGACCGGTCGCCCCGTTGCCAAGTGGGCCTGTACTTCCGGGTGATCCGGTAAACCCGGTCGGGCCGGTTGAACCTACCCCCGGGCCAGTCGGTCCAGTCCCTCCCGCTCCAGCAGCGCCGGTCGGGCCTACGATAGAGAGCATAAACTGCGCGTTGCCGGCGAGGACGACATTACCGCCGTTGGTCCCGATAGTGATCTGCACATGGTCGAACCGCACCATCCCGCGAGAGGTGGTCTGCGTAAAAATCACGTTGAATTGGTCGCCGAGCGAGCCGTTGCTGACGAAGTACTCGAACTCACGGTTGTTTGCGTGGATCGCGAGCCCATCCACGATCGCTTGGCCCGCGTCGACCAGTGCCGTCACCCCAACAAGGCGATCATCGTCATCCAGCCACGCGTCGCAATCAACGATACGGCGGATGCGATCGGCTACCTGTTGTTGAAGGGTGGCGAGTAGCATCTTAGCTCCGTGGCGGCCGTTGGATGGTGCGCGGAAGCGGCGGCCGTGTAACCGTGTGAGCTATAGGCGGATGCGCTATAACTCGTGGGATTGCGGGTCGCGTGATCCTGACAGTTGCGGTTTCGGCCATAGTACCCTCACTGAATGACGAACGGGCGGCCGCGGAAGATCGGGGGTGGTGGGGCCCCAATGAGCGTCCCAACCCCAAGCCAGCGTTTACATGCGGCGCCACCAGCCACAGACGTCGTTGTTGGGCCAGCCGATGCGAAATAATATAGGCCAACATTACTGCGCGCCTGTCCGACAGCCGGTTCGCCCTGTTTAGCCGCAAGAAAAGTGGCGCCACCCCCAGAGCCGTCAAAAGCAAAGGCGCCCAACGTTGACCCGAAAAATCCAAATCCAATATCGGCTGTACCGGCTTGATCGAGGGGGGTCACCTTTGCTTGGCTCGCTGTATCTGTCGGGTTCTGTCCAACGTTCGTTGAAAAGTCTGCCGGATCGAATTGGATTAAGGCTGCATCGGTGGGGACGGCACAGACACTAATGATGGAGCACGTAGACGGCGCGCTATTCCATGTTACCGTCGCTGTCGCTGGCACCGTCATCTTCGCGGGGACGCGGGCATATGCGAGCGCCATTGCGGGAAACAGACTTGCCGCGTCTTCACTAAACGGAAAATTGGAAATGTGCCAAGTCAAGCCACTGGTATCAGAGGCCGCGATAAGGGTGTGAGCGATCACACTATCGTTGCACATCATGAACAGTAGCGCGATGCTGTTGTCAGCCGAAGCTTGGAAATCACAGTGATAGGTTGTCGAACTGCCATTCAGCCCACCGGTAGTCGGATTAGAGAAAGATGGGGGACTACTCACAGCCGCACCGCCTTCAACGACACCGTGATCTGTGTAATCCCCGAACAACTAAGAACGTAGGCCGCCACGATATCACCGGCATTGAGGGTCTTCGTCCAACCGGGCAGCGTCGCATCCTGCATCTTGTTCGTTGATGTGATCGTCAGGGGCGCCCCTCCGGTGATGCTCTCCGTCGCACCGGGAATAGATGGCGTATTGACGTTGACGTACGCTGCCTTGCGGATGTCGACGATGCAGCTACCCGCCGTATTCGCGATGATCGTACCTTGTTGAATTTGGCAGTTGCAGGGGATTTCGAGATACGTCACGGACCCGGCAGCGAGGGTCGCGTTGAAACCATCGAGCACCCACTCGATCCCAACCAAGTTCGATGGACCCGTCGCGCCGGTGTTGCCGGTAGCGCCGGTGATCCCGGTGGGGCCCGTCGGACCCCCGGAGGGACCTGTCGGACCCTGAATGCCGGTGAAGCCGAGACCCGGGGTCCCGGTGCTACCGGTCGCGCCCGTGGGACCTGTTGCGGCGGCGCCGGTCGATCCCGGGTTCCCGGGAGGGCCTGTGAAGCCAGTCGCGCCGGTCAGACCCCGCGATCCCGTCACGCCGGTGGGTCCGGTCCCGAATGGGCCGGTCGGACCAGTGAACGAGACGCCCGACGCTCCGGTGTTGCCGGTCGGACCCGTGGGGCCACCCGAGGGGCCAGTCGGGCCCGTCCCCTTGATGAGGATCACCGGCTGCGCCAAAATCTGGGCTGGTTCGAGTTGCTGTACAGTCATGTCAACACACCGCTGTTCCGAATTGATGTTTGAACCCTACGATCGGGGCCGCCACGAACGCCGCAAGATTGATCCACGTCGCCGCTGTCGTGAGCGTGCCGGACGTCGCCCATGTAGCCCCATCAGAGGATGAAATCACGCCTTGGGTCGCACCCGAACTCGCGCAACCGAAATACTTGCTCAGACCCGGACACCAATCGACGGCTTCAATCGTTGCGGTACCATCGTTGTGTGCATGAGTTGCCCACGTCGAACCATCGGTCGACAGCGCCATCCCATTCTGTAGAGCGCAGATGAAACCCCCCGTGCTGGCAATGGGACACAAATCAAAGTTGTTACCTTGGTTCAGTGGTGTATTGGAAGTATGGGCCGTCCACGTAATACCGTCCGGTGACGTCGCACTCTTGTTCGTGCTGAAACACGTTACGCAAAACTGCGCACCAACCGGGTCCCACGCCAGTGTCTGCAAGGAAGTCATGGGGTGCGTACGTACCGTCCACGTCACACCATCGGGTGATGTCGCCAGTTCGTTTGTGCCGTTGTTCGACATCGCAACAAAGATCGCTTTCGCAGGCGACCAACAAACCTTCTGCCATGTATTCGTTTGACCAATAGCGTGCGTCGTCCACGTCTTGCCATCCGACGAGAGTGCAACATTCGGCGTCGAATTATTCGCGACAGCACAAAAAAGGCCGAGCGCGGGGGACCAACAGATATCAGCCCAGCCAAGCAGTTGTCCTGTGATGCCGCCGGACGTCCAAGTGATCCCGTCAGAGGAGACGGCGGTTGCGCCGGTATTGTTGTTGCAGGCACACCAAATCCCTAGGTCCGGCGAAAAACAGAGCCCCTGCCAGTTGGAGCCATGGATTGTCGCCAAAGCAGTATTGGTCGTCCACGTCGTTCCATCGGGCGATGTAGCGACCGTGCCAGCGGCGGTGATGGTTACAACCTGCGTCGTCATTTTACGACCTCAATACTTTGAGGCCCACTGTCACCCTCGTCACCGTGGCAGCACTCGTGACATTGAACCCGAGCACCGTCCCTGCAGCAACGGCAGTCGTCCATCCTGAGAGCGTTGCGTCCTGCGCCTTTTCGGCCGACGAGATCGTCAACGGCGCACTTGCACTGATCTTATCGGCCGTCGCCGGGTGGGTCGGCGGCGCAAACGCCGAGTAAGTACAGGCATCAATCTCGACCACGATCGAGCCTGACTGATCAGCAAGGAGTGTTCCCTGCTGGATCGTGCAGGCGAAATCGACGACCAGATACCCCTTCATACCCGTGGTGATAGCCGAGCCGCCACCATCGATGATGAACTGCAAGCCGGCCACTTGTGCGGGGCCGGTCGCGCCGGTCGGTCCCGTGCCGCCGAGCCCGGTCGGGCCCGTCGGACCCCCATTTGGGCCGGTAGAGCCGGTTGTGCCGGTTGGCCCGGTCACGGTCGAGGCTGGGCCCGTATAGCCTGTGGGGCCACTCCAGCCGGTATAGCCAGTGACGCCCTGCGGGCCGGTCGCCCCGGCGCCGGTCATCCCGGTTGGCCCGGTGGGGCCCGTAAGTGTTCCTGTCGGCCCGGTTGCACCGAAGCCCGTCGGCCCGGTGGGACCCGTAAGCGTGCCCGTGGGACCCGTAGGGCCCGGCGTTATGGGGCCAGTTGCGCCCGTCGGGCCAGTCATTGAACTCGCAGGGCCCGTTGCGCCGAAGCCCGTGGCGCCCGTAGGGCCGGTAGCTGCGGCGCCGGTGGCGCCGGTGGGACCCGTGAAAGACGCACCTGTCGGGCCGCCGGCGGGGCCGGTCGGTCCAAGCACCACCACGACGGGCTGTGCGGAGATAATCGACGGTGAGTTCTCATTGAGGGGCATCAGTCTTGCGTGACCCCCTGCTTGACTTCGAGGTGGCCGGTCATCAACTGGACGCGGATCGACGGCGTTGACCCGTCGAACATGATCAGGTCGTAGACATAGCAGCCGACCGGAAGATCAGCTTGGATCGTGGCGTCGGGCACATTCATGTGGATGACCCGCTGAACGATATCGTCGACCACGATGGTGCCGCCCGACGACGTGAACGTCGCGAGCGGAGTGAGATCGTTGCGGCTGGCCTTGACTTCGAGCTTGAACGCTTGCCCGGTCAAGTCCCACGAGGTGTCGCCGACATTGCCAAACTGCCATGCGTCGTTCCACGTCGCATTGTTCGCGACAGTAACGTCGACAAGGGCTGCAGTGGCGCCACGAAGCTGGCTCATTAGAACATCCTCTCATTGCCGTTGCTGCCGCCACTCGGGACACCGCCCTGCTGCGTGCGCGTGCGGAAGCCCTGCGGGAACGACCACGCCTGTGAGCCGAGCGTATTAGCTCGCAGCTTGGAGACGCGGGCGCGCGCGATGGCGTCGCGAAATCTCTTGAGGTGGTAGGCCGCCTTGACGTCGCTCGAATAGGCGCGACCGGGCGTGTTCATCATCCGACCGAGGATGCCGTCGAGCAATCCGACATGCCAGATCGGCAGGAGCCAGTCCGGGCCGACCGGGATATCATCCTTGGTGAGCGGCAGGTAGACATTCTTCACGAACGTCGCATTGAGCGTCTTATTGGTGTTGGCGGGGTACTGCAGGGTCACGGTGCCAATGTCGAACATCAGCGCCGGCTGATTGGTCCCGTTGCTATCAACGACGCCAGCGAGCCGGATGATCTGGCCCTCTGTCACCTGCAGGGGATACGCGACCGTCACGTTGTCGCCGACGGTTGTGAACTGGACCGTCTCGGTCCACACCGAGCTATCGTTCAGGAACTCGGTCAACACGTCGTAGAACTCGTTCTTGAGCGCACCCATGGCTGCGCCGGTCAGCTTGGAGCCGGCCTGCACAAGAAACTGTTCGTAGTCCTGCCGGTTGATCATTGCTGGGGCGCCGCCTGCGCGATTGCCGGCCGCGAGCCGGTGAAGATATCGTTAAAGGTCTTGAGGAAGATCGCCGCGCGGACATCTTGGATGTCCTCTTGATCGCGTTCGAGTGCAAAGCCGACGAGGCCGTGCAGGAGGCCGAGCCGGAACTGCTCCTCAATGAAGACGGGCTGGCCTTGGTTCTGTTGGAACGTCTGCACGAGTGGATCGCCGCGGTGGCGATGCCGGAACAGGAAGATGTCGGGACGGATGCGTCGCGCCTCGAACATCGTGACGTTGAACGCCGACAACAGCGACGGATCATCATAACGATAGGGCTGGATCACGTCCTGCAGGAGGACCCGAGCATCGTTGATGTAATCCGTGATGGTGTCGAGTTCGGTGAAGCTGGCCATCATCGCTCCAATGAATAAGGCCCCGAAGTGTTACCTCCGGGGCCTTAAGATTTGCTTAGCGATCAGCCTTAGCTGTTCGGGGTAACCTGCGCCTGAACCAGCGCCTTGCCGTCCACGATCTGATAGCCGTAGACCTGCAAACCGCGCAGGATTTGGCCGAAGGTCAATTCGGACCGCAGCGTCTCCACCTTGCTGATCTGCGAGGCGAAGGTCAGCCCGTGCGCGTGGCCGGCGAAGATCGGCCATTCACCCGAGTTGAAGTTCGTGCTGTCGGTCGAGTTGTTCGGCAGCAGGTTGCTGATGTAGATGGTGAACCGGTCCACCATGCCCAGCCGGCCGTTGCGCAGCATCGAGACGCTGTCGCCCGACAGGTAAGCCTGACGGAGTTCGGACTGCTTGATCATACGGCCCGCCCACGAGGGCATAACCACCCAGCGCCCGACTTCCGGGATGTTCTGCTCATCGAGGACCTGACCCATACGCATCAGGACGTCGAGGAGTTCGATGTCGCCCACGCCCGGGTTCTTGGAAACCACCGAGAGGGGGGTGCCCTTGACGCCGAGGTTGATGTTGCCGGTGATGGCACCGGCCGTGGTGCCCTTGTTCGCCGCAACCATGCCACCGACGATACCGTCAAGGACATCGCTGTCCACGGTGATCTTCAACTGCTGGGCCGCGTCGTCCGACCACATGGAGAGAACGTTCAGATCGCTCTGAATTTCCATCACGTCGTCGAGGATCAGGGAGAAGTACTTGCCGTTGCCGATATACAACTCCACGGTGCCGCCCGTCGGACGATCGAGGCCCAAGAGCCCGTCCGCGGAGTAGTTGTGGATGCTGATGGTCGGCTTGGTGCGGATTTTGACGCGGTCGCCCTTGTTCTTGATCTCACCTTCGTAGTCGGTGTTCGAGATCGCGGCGAGGACGGTGGAGGCGTAGAATTTCTCCACGAGCTTGCCCGACCAAATCTCCGGGATGAAACCCGTCGATTGGAGGTTGTTGCCCGCGCCACCGACCGGATAGAGGGCTGGCGAAGAACCGGACGTTGCGCCGGGAAAACCTGCTGAGGGAATGGACATGGCGAAGAAGCCCCGTGATTGACTGTTGGGGGGGCTTCACGCGCATTTCATGCAGACGGGCCCCCGGATTAGCGGACGCGCCCCTCAGCCTGTGCTGTCGTCAACTCGGCCTCGAATTGGGCTGCTTGGGCCTCACGGCCGGCATAAAATCCACGGCGTTTGTCGTCGAAGAACTTCTTGATCTGAGCGCGGGTGATTACTGGCTTGTCTGCGGGCATCGCGGTATCACCGCTTGCCGGCTTCGCCTTGCCGGGGGCTGCGAGCGTGCTCAAGTCCATCGCTGCGGTACGAGGAGCGGGCTTGTCTTCCTGCTGCTCACCTTGCGAGGTCTGAACCGTCTGACCCGTGGCACGGACTTCCGTTACGAAGTCCCGGAAGAGTGCGATCACGCGAGGGGCGTCTGCCGCTGCGTATGCCGCATTCAACATTTCACGTCGTACCTGACCAGTGTAAATATTCCGTAAAGCCAGCCAGTTCAGGAACTGAGGGCTCTTATTGATGGCAGACCAGTCCGGGACGGCGTGCGTGAGCGCATCGCGCAGTTCCCGCTGACCCGTTGAAGTTACTTGCTTTTTAAGGTTTTGGTTCTCAGCGCGCAGGCTCTCGATCTCGGGGCCCACAGTCTCCATGGCGACCCGGCGCGCGACGTCGATCAGGTCGTCGCCATAGGTCTCCCGATCCTGTTCCGTAATCAACTTTTTGTGATCAGCGGGCTTCGACTGGGCTTGCCGTGATGTCCCGGGCTGAAGCAATGTCTGCGTGCGGGTCAATTCGTCGGCGAGTTCCTGCATCTGCTGCCGGTCGGCGCCCTGCTGCCGGGTGACGGCATCGAAACGCCCCTTCATTGAGAGGAACCGGTGACGCCACTCTGCCGCGGATACACCCTCGTCGTCGGACGAGACGCCCGGCTTGGGTTGCGAATCGGTCTGTTGGGGCTGGGGATCGGCGGCTGCAGCGGCGGCGCGGGCAGCTTCGGCGCGGGCGGCCTCTTCGGCTGCTGTTGCGGCGTCGCCGGGCTGGGCGGCGGGGGTCGCGTGGGTGTGGTCTGGCTGGGCTGGCTGCGGCAGGTCCTCTTTGTAGACCTGCTTGTGGAGGGCTTCCGCGTCGAGGACCGCCTTCTTGACGTGGTCCGGGACCTTGACATTTGGGTCCACCGAGAAGTCAGTTAATCCTTTTCCGTCAGATAGTTGGTCGTTGGCGGCCATGGTGGTGCACTCCAGATTACTTTGGGGGTTCGCGGGTGAGGTGGCATTCTTGGAACAGGCGCAGGAGTGCCAGCATCTGCTGGGCCCGGCCTTGGCATCGGAGGATTTCCTCGGACGACGCCGTTGTTACCGCCACGGTAACATCCGTGGCGAGGGCATCGAAGGCCACGATAAATCTGTCCCAGCTTTCCGGGTCAGCATTTTTCAGGCGCAGGGCGTAATGTTTAAGGGCGGCGGTGGGGGTCAAGCAATTCCATTTCCGCCCCACGTACCGCTGCCGAGACCATCGGGAGCGGGTGCAGGCTGCGCCATTGGGGTGGCTTTGCCGTAGGACTGGAACGACGCGGGACCCCCGCCGGTGGCTGCACCGGGAAGATCGCGTTGGTTCGAACCCTTGTCGGGGGTGTTGTCGAGGGTGCCCGCCTTGGAGTGCGGCTTGAGCGGTGTCATGTGCTTCTTGAACATCAGATGCCTCCAAGCCGGGAGTTGCCGGTGCTGGGCCCGAATGGGCTCGGCTGAGGCGCGGGCGCCGCGGGGGGCGCCTTGCCGTAGTCGCGGGTATTCCCCATCCCGGGCCCGACGGGCTTGATCCGGGCGCGGTTGCCCCCTAGGCCGGTCCCGACCTTCGGCGGCTGAATACCCATCTTCGGCGTCGCTCCCGGAGAGGGAACCGACATCGGAGCGGATGGCTTCTTGCCACTGACGGAGGACCGGTTGACCATTAGCGTGCGCCGGTCTGTCCAGCGGTCGCGGGCACGGCGCCCTGATAACCGAACATCTTCCCGGAGCCACCCTTGGCGAACTTGTCGCCGGTGCTCTGACCGGGGCCAGAGGCGCCGGGGTTCGTGGTGCCAGAGCCCATACCGTGCGCGCCGTCCTGCGGGGCAGTGGTGGTGCGGTCGCCCTTGCCGAACATCGGGGTGTTGCCACCCTTCGCGAAGTCGGCACTCTTCTCGGTCTTCTTCTGGAAGCCGCCGTTCAATGAACCAGCCATCGGTGTGTCTCCAAAGTGGGAATTATCCCGGAGAGCATACCGATGGCTGTGCTAAAGAAGCGTTAAGACGCTTTGGTGAGGAGAAGCAGGCGCTCGTCCTTGTGGGTCTGGACTTCCTCGGCGGCCACGAGGGTCGGGAGCGTCCGCATCAGGGGCGCGACGAACTCTTCCCAGACGTCGCCGGCGCGCAGCTTGTACGGGCACACCTCCTCGATCGCATAGACGCCACCGGGCGCAAGCTGGGCCCAAAGCAACATGCAAAGCTCCGTCTGTGGCCACGGATCATGGACGGCATCGTCGCAGATGAAGTCGAACTTCGGGGCGCCGAATATCTGCAGGGCGTTGTTGAGCGCGTGCGCGTCATAGGCGTCGGCGAGCGCGGTCTGGATGCGCCACTGGTCGTTGAAAACGAAGCGCGCGTCGTTGTCGATGCCGTAGATGTCCGCCTGCGGGAAATACTCCCGCCACGCGAACAGGCTGGCGCCGACGACGTTGTTCGGGATGTCGCGGAAGCCGCAGATACCGATCTCCAAGACGTTCTTGATCGCCTGCGGGCCGTCGCGGCGGCCCAGCAGATATTTCTCGTAGGCTGGGGTGTAGCCCCAGATACCCTTATCGGTGCCGTAATAGGTGAACAGTTCTTCAAGTGACGACATTGGATTGCTCTCCGTGAAGGCGTTGTGCGCAGTACACCATGGTCCCGTCGGCGTTGAACAGCAGGTTCATTTCAAACGGGGCGCCACGCTCGCTTAGCTCGATCATTTTAGCGCGGTCGTAACGCCGGCCGATCCGCTCGTGCATATCGAGGAAGTGTTCAAAGTCCGTCATTGTAATGGTCTCCGAAAGTTGTCGAACATCGAGACGTCGTGGTCGGCCATGTAAACTTCGATTGGCAGCTTGTGGCGCTTCTCGACGCGCGCCCACGTATTGACTTCCCACTCGACGTTGAGCGTCTTGGCGATATGTTGGCGCGCGGCGACCCGCACGGCGTAGTCGAATTGATCGACTAGCTTCTTCGGCACCGCGATCATGGAGCCGCAGAACCGCCAGCAGGGATACGCACTCTCCACTGCCGTCGGTTCACCTTGGCACCCCGGCGCATAAATTTTCTTGTCATCGAGGCGCTGCACGAACTCATAGATCGATTGGTTGTTGACACCGGGCAGGCGAAAAATGCCGTAGTCCACCCACACCAGCACGTCCGCATCGGGGTCTTCATCCGACGCTTGCACC